TGAGCTCGTAAACCCAGATCTTGTGGTTTGAGTAGCACTAACAATTGGTACTGCATACTCAACGGCGAGACCACGAATTTCTTCAGCAATCGTTTTAACAAACGTATATGAATTAACATTTGCACCCTGTCTCAATCTTTGTGAATTACAGATATTAAGATAATCGATATAGATAATATCAGGCTTAAATTCTTGTTTCAATTTCAATTCTTCCAACAAAGCTCTGAAGTGACCGGCATGGGCACCGGCAGTAGGATATTCTTTGATGATGAGTCGTCCTTGAGATTTTTGCTTGATTTTATCTAATCGATTATCAAAAACATTCTTATCAATAACTTTGAGTTCATCCATTGATAAGTTAAGGAGGTTTGCATCAATACGTTCTGCAATTCTTTCTTCTGCCATTTCCATTGTAATATATAAAACATTTTGATTGTTAATAAGATTGGCTGCAGCCGCATGACACATGAATAATGATTTACCGACACCAGTACCGGCAAGGACAACATTAAGTGTTTTCTTAGATAAACCACCTTTTGTAATCTTATTGAGCATATCTAGATCAAACGGTATTTTTTCTTCTACTCTGTGATAGAATTCATAACGCGCATCTGAATCATCGATATAGTTGTGACCTACATGACTATCAAAGGAAACGCCCAAAGCATCAGATAACATAGAAGGAATTGCATCCTCTGCTCTCTGTTTATCCTTACCATCAATAATACCGATTGAGTCTAAGATGGCATTATACACAGCTTTCTTTTTACAAAAAGATTCTGTCTCATTATAGAGCCAATCGGTATTGGTCGGGGCGCTTTCGATCTGACTGATATATTCAGAAAACTCATTGTATTCTTTATCAGTCAGATCTTTACGATTCGAAACCTCAATGGCTAAGATTTCTTTCGTAACCGGTTTATTATATTTGTCGAAGAACTTCTGATATTCTTCGAAGATAATTGCTTCTTTACGTTCTGAAAAGTATCTCTTATTTAAGAAAGGTAGAACCTTTCGAGAATATTCTTCATTATGTAGAAGGTTGCTTAATATTGTCTGTTCTATTCTCATCTTTACCGCCGTAGTAAATTAAGTCGTTATTTAAAAGACCATCGTCGATCATTTGTACAACAAGGTCACCCACATATTTCTCAAAGCTTTGTTTAAGTTCATGTTTAATACTCATTTCAGTATTATTTTCTATTATATCATAGTGATACTTTAACGTACAATTATCATTTTGTTCTAATAGTTGTACCTTACCTAGAATAAACTTAATGCCTGAGAATGTGTGATCAATAAATTCTAAAAGATATTCATGATCACCATAAGGTTCTTTGTTATACTTCAGCTTCTGTGTCATCCGGAATCTCCGCTAAAGCTTGATCAATTTCGTCTTCAGTAACTATTTTACTATGAGCAATTTGATAGCGTTTCTTAATTGCATCTTGGAATGTAGGGTCAGTAACAACTGGCATCCAAAATTCTTTAGTATCAGTATCTTTAATACGATATTTCTTTTCTTCAACTTCACCTGTAGTAACATTGACTTTAGAATACCAGCCAACAGATGGTTTGACTACATGACCAGTTTCCATTGCCATTTCAAGCAAACCTGACCATTTAGAAATACCGCCGTCAAATTTTACTGAGACAGGAATCTTAGATTTTTCTCTAACATAACGTGATTTTTCTACATTAATAATAAAGTTATAGCCTTGAAGTTCTGTACCATCTTTATCTTGTTGACGACCTAGAATAAAGATATTATCAGCAGAGTAATAAGAACCAGTACCACCACCTACAACATCTTTTGCATAGAGTTCCATAGTTTTATATGTATGATTAACAACAACCATTGGAATATCTTTCATAGTAAGATGTGGTGTTACCATTCTGAATAATGATTTAATTTGTTTTGCTCTTGACATATCAGCAACTGATTTACCATCAAGTGCATCTTCAACTTCTTTTTTAGAAGCAAGGTTACCAATAGAATCGATTACAATCATTATTCGATCGCCACGATCTAGACCTTCAAGCTGCTTCATAATATCAAACTTGAGTTGTTCTACGTCAGTAATAGGAGTATGAAGGACGCGTTCCACGTCAATACCAAATGAATCAAAATACGACTGAGGAGTACCAAATTCTGAATCATAAAATAAAAGTGCTGCGTCCTCATACTTATCGAGATAAGACTTAGCCATCAATAAACTGAAAGCCGTCTTAAAATGTTTTGAAGGACCTGCCCACATTGTTAGACCTGGTGTTAAGCCGCCATCTAACCGACCACTCAGTGCAATATTAATTGCAGGAATAGCTGTAGGTATCATATCCTTTTTAGTGAAGAACTTAGATTGCTTAAGTATATCACTTTCTTTAATCGTTGAATTCTTTTTTATTTTATCTAATATGCCCATGTTATTTCCTTAAACTTCAATGACAGCTATATTTGCTTCTTCGAGTATTTTAACTCCAAGACTACAAGACTCTTTCCATGTATCCTTCATCCCAGGAAATTGCTTTTGTATAACTGCTTTCTTTATACCAACTTGAATTATACCTTTAGCACATTCATGACAAATTGGCAGACCATGAATGAAGATAGTTGCACCATCTAAAGATACACCATTTAACGATGCATTAAAGATAGCATTCATTTCAGCATGCACTACATACTGTAATTTCTTTTCTCGATTATTTAAACGAGCTGCGGTATCCCTTATTCTACGAGGAAAACCATTATATCCTTGTGCAAGTATTTGTCCTTTAGTACCAACAACAACTGCACCAACTTTTGTATTTGGATCTTTAGACCAAGACGCAATTTGCTCGGCCATTTCCATATATCGTTTAGCCCATTTATTCATAATCTATAGATTGCATCCTTAAGTAAGTCAAAATGTCTTTCATAAACATGAAGAGAAGATACATTCCAATAGATTTGACCAGCCGGTATATTTAATTCATTACATAAAGAATCAAGTACATGCTTTTGCCAGGCCCAATCATTTTTATAACCAAAGACAGCATCATTAGATCTCATATAAACAAGAGCATTGAGCTCGCCATTTCTTATAAGATATTGTACATTGTTTGTACACATAAAATCTGACATACCATTTCGATTATAATCAGAATGCATTGTTGGTCGAGTGTAGATCATATTAGCGCGACGAGAGTCAGGATTGTTTTTTAATTCATCAAGTACATTTGTATATTGGTTATGATTCTCATCAGACCAAATACACCAACCATAATTAGAATTAATATAACCATCTTTAGTAGCTACTGCTTTCCAGATTGCAGGTGTTTCGCCAGGTATATCATTAACATTAAGTGATTGTGATTTATACCATGCTAGTTCACGTTGTACATAGTCTTCATTCACTTTACCAATAATTGATGGTTGATCAGCAATAAATGATGCATTCATTATCTCAAGAGTCTTTACACCAGTCTTATCTGTAACATATTCTTTAGTTATAAGTTTGCGATAGAATGTACTACGAATATCTGATACGTATGTATTACTCATCTAATAAATCTCTCTTTGGTCGATTTAAGAAATCATTCTGAGGATTCTGACCAGGTATACCACCACGAATATATGCTGCACCGAAAGAAGCATAATTAATAAGATCTAAACATGAATCTTCAAGTGATTCGAAATTAGGATTATATTCTTTATCAGATTCCATTGCTTCGAGTACTGATTGCATACGTAATACTTTTGCATGCATAACATCTAGAATAGATGCAAAACCTCGTGGATAATAATCTGCTTGTTGGATCCTAGAGTTAGGATTTTGATAGTCGTTAGACTTTTTGGTTTGTATCTCAGCTGCTTGCTGCAATACTTTCAATGATTCTTTCATAATATCTCCTCAGATAAAATTATATTATAACAAATTAATGAATTAAAGTACAATTATATTTTGACACGATAATAATAACCATCTCCTTGTGAAGGCTGCAAATTATTCATAACTTCTTCAGCATTTCTTACTTCAAGTAATTTAATATTTACTACATCACCATCTTCTAATGGACGTTGTGGTCTTTGTGTAAATTTAAAGAATGCAAAATCTGTAAGATCACGTGATCGAATATTGCCCATATACCATGTTACTTTATCTGATGGTATATTGAAATATTTTGAAGTTATTATTTTTATATCTGTTTTATGGTGATTAAAGATAAAATCATGTTTAATATTTTCAGGATATAGAACAAACTTTTTATTTAATAGTGTATATTCTATAATTAAACAATCAGCATGCATTAAACGCTCTTCTTCAGATCTACCGTTAGCAGCAAATTTATTCTTATGATCATCTCGATAATCAATAAAGTCTTGATCGATTGGTATCTCATGACATACAAGCATGCAATCTTCAAGATGTTCAAATAAAGTAGTCATAATATAAACCGTTTATATAAAATACTGCAGTGATTAAATTAAATATCCATATTGATGGCTTCTTCCATCCAAGACCAACAATAGTCCATCCAAAAGACCCAAATAACAATAACCATTTATTCAATGGTATAATATCAACTGATGTACAATACCCGCCCCACAGAATAAGTACAACGCTGATCCATGATAAGAGTTCTATCTTATCAATCGAATGTTTTTTCAAGTAGACCAACATTATCTTCATGTGTAGGTGCTGTCCATCCTTTCGGTTTGACTAGATCAGGTAGACCATGTGGGTTAGGTCTTTCTTCTTTAACGCCAACTTCTTTTGCAATGTTAGCAGTAAAGACACGATCCCATGCTAAGTGAGCATCAACTTTATATAGATCAAGTGTACCAATTGCAACAACACATAGATCAATTAAAGCATCTACTACATCATCAGCATTATCTGCTTTCTTCATTTCATCAAGTTCTTCCTGTAAGAAATTAATTCTAAATTTCAAGAATTCTTTCAATACTTCAGGACTCATGTTTTCTACGGCTTTGTTAACATCAAACTTTGCATGCATAACAGCCATATCTTGTACCCAGTTCTGGCTCATTTCTTCTCCTTCTTATTATCATATAAACGAGTTAATTGACATGGCATCCAACTACACTTAGGATTCCATGGTTTTTTACATATAGTGCATTCTTTCATTTTATTATTATATCCTGTTTCTAATTTAATGTACAATTCTTTTTTTCCTAAAATATAATCTCCATAGAGAAGACCGTGTCATACTAACAACCATGAATATAAGTGCTATGCCAAAGCTATCAAATATTGTAGGATGTAGGCCAAACCATGGAAATGTAATTAATTGAATAGCAATAGATAATATAAATCCACTACCAACATCAATAATACTT